CCGCACGGCCACGGCAGGAGTCAGCCGCGACGCCGACTGGACGTATGCCGGCATCCTCCCCGACGTCTTCAACGACGCCAACTTCCTCCTCTATGACAATGCGGACAGCTCCAAAAATTTAGCCTTCCAACTCTCCGGCATCAGCGCCAGCACGACCCGCACGCTCACCATCGCCAACCGCTCCGGCACCAACGTCGTCAGCGACACCAGCGCCGGCAGCGGCAGCGACGTGGTCAACAACATCGTGAGCCTCACCACCGCCGAATACGCGGCCATCGGAAGTCCCGACGCGGCCACGTTGTATCTCATCACCGATCCCTGACCCATGGCCCTCCTGCAAAAAGCCTATCTCGGCGCCACGCCGCTCTTCCGCAATACGTCGTGGTTTGAGGGAACGTCGAGCAAACCAATTAACGAATCTGGTTCCGTAACGGTAACCGCCGACACTAACGCGCATACAAAAGGAGCGTGGTCTGAATTAGTTAGCTCAACCTCCGCAAACGCTTCCTACATTGTTATTCAAGTATCAAGCGCCGGGACAAGTGGAGTGGATACTTCTGCACTATTGGACATTGGGACAGGCGCAAGTGGTAGTGAAACGAGCCTTATAAGTGATGTCGCTGTTGGCGGAGCAAGCGCGTCAGTTGCCACCATTGGGCAACTTGCTTTTGGCGTCCCTATTAAAATTGCCAGCGGCACTCGTCTTTCCGCACGCATACAATCCATTGTCACTGGTGGTCGGCAAATGACGGTCAGCGTGTGGGTATTTGATATGGGTGATTATGCTGCTGCGCCGACATCGGTTGATGTTTTGGGGACAAGCACTGGGACAAGTGCTGGCACAGCAATGAGTGGCGCTTCTGGAACATGGGTGCAAATCGTTGCGTCAACATCGCGTGCATATCGCGCAGTGGTTCTTATTCCCAGCACCAGCACAAATGCAGCAGCTTCAATAATAACTGAATTTCGCCTTGGAACAGGCGCAAGTGGCAGCGAGTTAGAGGTTGGTAGAACATTTGCTAATTTTACAAACGCTGAACAGGCAGCAACTAACACGCGGCTACCAGCCTTAATCGCTGGAGCTATCCCTTCGGGGGCGCGGCTTTCTGTTCGGCACGATATTGCTTCGAGTCCAACAGTTTACGACGTAACCCTCATCGGCATCCCCTAACATGCAAAACTGGCACCTCCTTTATAACACCACGACAGGCCAAAGCGTCAGCATCGGCACCGTCATCGCCGACCCGCTACCGGAAGGCATCACCGCGCTCCCGCTCACCGACGAGCAAGGCGAAGGACTGCAAAACGGCAGCCTCATCTGGGACGCCGCCACCCGCACGCTCATCCCCACGCCGCCGCCGACCGTCACCGCCGAAGAACACCTCAAATCCGTCGGCCTCGGCGGCGAACGCCAGCCCACGTTGCTTTATCTCCGCCAGTCCCTCGCCGCCGCCGGCCAGCAAAGCCCCGAGCTCGACGCCATCGAGCAATACTTGCAGCAGATCCTCGCCATCTTCGCGTCCGATCCAAGCCCCCGCAACGACTGGCCCCAGCCGCCCGTGTCCTTCGAGACCGCCGTGCAGTCGGCCATGAACACTTTGAATTCCTAACTCGTCACTCGTCACAAGTCACTCGCCACTCATCGTCATGCGCACCGTAACTCTCCAAAGCATCATCCTCCGGGCGTGGCAACGCGTCGGGAATGATGCCAGCACAATCAGTAATGTGCCTTCCGGTGCGCAGACGATGATGGTCGCCGCGGCGAACGACGCCATCGAGACCTGCTGGACCTGGGCGGATTGGCCCGAGCTTTGCCGCATCGAAGAGCGCACCATCCAGGGCGACGAAACGAACGGCTTCTACATCGACTACGACCAAGGCGGAGGCGAGACCCCGATGGGCGAAGTCTTTGCCATCACTCGGGACAACCCGAACAAAACCGCCTCACCCCGCGAACTGCAATACAGCCTCCTCGGCGACAGCATCCGCTTCCCCGACGACACCGACATCCCCACGACCGCCTGGGTTCGCTACCGCACGCGCCCCGACACCTACACCACATCAAATCTCTCGGCGACGGTCCCCGCCGTCCTAAGCAAAGCCGTCGGCTACTACCTCACCGCCAGCCTCCTCGAAGAAGACGGCCAGCTCACGAAATCAACCCTCATGGAAGAAAAAGCCATGAACGAACTAGTGACCGAGCGCGACAAATTCTACTTCCAACAAAACCAACCCCAAGCCTGGTCCGCCCGGATCGGACATTATTAAGCCGCCCAGGCAGACCAAAAGACCAAAAGACTAAAAGACTAAAAGACCTTCTGAACTGCCAACTGAAAACTGCCAACTGCCAACTCCAAATCCTATGCACCCTAACGTAAGAACAACCAACCGCCAGAACGGCAGCGTCCTCATCGCCAACACGACCCAAGTGACCGGCGAATTCGTCAGCATCGACAGCCTGGACAACGCCACCAAATTCGAAGTCCTCACCGGCAACAGCACCGGCATCGCCAACGTGACCGCTGGCAGCGCCACCGCCATCCCGTCCGGCACCACGATCGACGGCATCTTCACCGCCATCAAACTCCACGCCGGGTCCGTCATCGCCTACCGGAAGTAGGCAGAGACTAAGAGCTGAAAAGACCAAAAGACTAAGAGACTTATGAGTATCACGCACTTCCATCACCATTTCACAACGACCGAGAAGGGCGTGATCGGCACCGTGACCAGCATTGGTTCAAGCGTCTTCAGCATGCTGCCCCACCTTGAGACAACCCTGCGAGTCGCCGGCCTATGTGTCGGTCTCGCCGTCGGCGTCGTCACTTTAATTTCGGTCCTCCACGACCTCCGCAAAAAGCAACAGAAAGACAAATAATATGCGCAACTGGAAAACAACACTCCTCGGAGTCCTCACAATCATCGCAAGCCTCAGCACCGCCGGCCGCGAGTTTCTTGCCAATGGCAGCATCCCCGACCTCGGCCTCGTAACCGCAAGTCTACTCGCGGGCTGGGGGCTAATTGTTGCGAAGGATTCGACCGCCCGCCTCTAAAACCAAGGATGAAACCTGAAGCACGAAACCTGAGTAACAAGGTAGGGCGGGGCCTCCGGACCCGCCGCTGCCCTTCACTCAAGTCTCTAACTCAAGTCTCAGCCCTCTGCGTTGTCGCTCTGGCGACAACGAGCTGCGTCACCGTCGGCTACGACTTCCTCAAGCAACAAGCCACCGTCACCGTCAATCCCCCGCCCAAGGGTCACGCGAAATAACCCATGTGGACCTGGCTCAAGAGAATCTTTGGCAAGAAATCCGACGCTACCCCAGCGCCGGCCTTGCCGAGTTATGTCTCCGCATCCAGGCCGAGCTTCACCGTCGAGCCACCGCTGACGACCTACGACGAGCGCCGACTCAGCACGCCGAACAAACAAGCCCACCGCATCAAACCGGAAGCCATCGTCCTGCATCATTCGGACGGCAGCTACCACGGCAGCTGCGCCTGGATCACCAACCCCGCCGCTAAAGTGAGCTACCACGTCCTCATCGCCCGAGACGGCCGCCGCACCGTCTTCGGAAGCGACACCGACCGCTGCTGGCACGCCGGCCGCAGCAACTGGCACGGCCGCCCCGACCTGAATAGCTGGAGCCTCGGCGTCGCCTGGGAAGGCAACACCTACGAAGACCCCCTCGGCGAAGCGGCGATGGCCAGCGCCCTAGAATACCTCGTCCCCCGCATGAAGAAGTGGAACATCCCGATGAACCTCGTCCTCACCCACCAACAAGTCGCCCCAACCCGCAAAACCGACATCTCCCCCGGCGACGCCGCCCGCTTTAAGAGCAGACTCCGTTCTGCCCTGACGCCTGCCAACTGACGACTGCCAACTTCCCCATGTCCCTCGAATCTCCAGTCCAACGCGCAGGCGATGCCGGATTCATCGGCTTCGCCAGCCGCTTGAACCCTCTCACGCTACCGGCAGGCATGCTGCAAGACAGCGTGAACATGCGTTTGGACCGCGGCGTGGCGACAACCCGCAAGGGATCTAAGCGCCTAACCGACACGATCGGCACGACCGGCGCCCCGCTAACTCTCGACTTTACCCTCGGCACCGACAGGACTGTCACTGTGATCACCCGAGCCTCGACCACGGCGACCGTCACCGCCACCGCCCACGGATTCACCACCGGCGACCAAGTGAACATCCGTGGCGCCGCCGAGACAGACTACAACGGCGACTTCATCGTCACCGTGACGGACGCCAATACTTTTACCTACACCGTGAGCGGCAGCCCCGCGACACCGGCCACCGGCACCATCATCGCCAACAACGGCCCCGAAGTCCGCGACTCCTACGAAGGCGGACTGTATGCGGCCGGAGTGTTCGCCAGCCAAAACTACGACAACGCCAACGAATTCATCGTGCTCGCCGGCAGCGACAGCGCCACGCTCTACCGGCAGGGACAGTCGCCGGTGGTCAAAAACTACCCGAACACGCCGCAAGAGCGCATCGAGGGAACCGACACCGTCAGCGTGCTGCAAGCCTTTGATCGCTTGTATATCCTCCGCGAAGCCTCCCGCACCGCCACCGGCTACGAGGAAAAGCTGACAACTGCCTCCGGCATCACCGTTTCCTCGACGACGGCCACGGTCAACGTGAACGCCCACGGCTATCCCGAAGGCGCCCGCGTTCGCATTGAAGGCAGCACAACGCCCGCCTTCGACGGCCACGAATACGACATCACAGGCATCGCCACAGACTCTTTCACAATCACCGTCCCAAGCGGCACCGCAACGCATGCTGCCGCAGGGATCAAGGTGCGCCGCGTCAAAGCGCCGATCTATTGGGACGGCGGCGCTGGCAACTTCGTCCGCGCCACCGCAGGCGTGCCAAGCGAAGGCGTCACCTACACCCGCATGCCGAGTGTCGGCTGGGCGAGTTACCATAACAATCGGCTATGGATCGCCAAGACCCGCGACACGGTGGGCATCAGCGACGTTTTGGACTCCGACTTATACGACCCATTTTGGAACAGCTTCCGCGCAGGCGCAGGCGGCGACGACCGCATTGTTGCAGTGCATCCATGGATTGAGGGGCAGGCACTCGTCTTCTGTAGGAAGTCCATCTGGCTCGCCACCCTCGGCCAAGTGTCGTCCACAGATGGCAGCGCCTTCTCGGTGGACACTCCGGTGTCACAGCTCACGCTCCTCACCAACGAGATCGGGTGCAGCGCCCGCAACACCATTGTCACCGCAGGCAGTTTTGTCTTCTTCCTGTCTGACGCCGGTATCTACCGACTCGACAGCCGCCTCGATCTAAAACTTCGCGGCGACACCAAGCCGCTCTCCGAACCTATCGCCGACTTGTTTAGCCAAGTGGTTCAGTCCCGCGTAGAGCGCAGCGCCTTCGGCATCTGGCATAGCAACCGCTATCTGGTTGCGCTCCCGACCAGCGCCGACCCGCTCGACGGCAATCAGCTTGTCATTGCGTGGAATGCGCTGACAGAAACATGGGAATACCGCGACATCTATCCGAGCAGCGCCTCGGTCAACCAGATCCTCGTCGGCACCTACGACAACCAGCGCCGCGTCTTCTCAATCCCCCGCTCTGGCAACCTCTACCTGCTGGAAGAAGAGAACACTGCCGTGGACGCCAATGCGGCGAGCAGCTTGGTCGGCAGCAACCCAATCAGCGGCAGCATCAAAACGCGCCGCTACGATTTCGGCGACATGCACAGCAAGCGCTTCCTCCGCACCATCGCCGATGTGGTCATTCCGGCAGGCGCCAGTGTCAGCACAAAGATAAAGACCATCAACCCTGACACCGAAACAACG